ACACAAAGACCTCCCTGTTCTGTTAACCAACCAGATTTGAAAATGACAACCAGATTCCTGTACGACAGGCTGTACGTCATGCAGCTGGAAGGTCAAAAGCTTCAGGCGGTCTTTTTGGCTCACAACAACTTTGTTCCAAATGACGTGTCAAGCTACGATCATATGGAAGTCGTTCTAAGCAAATACAGGCAGTCATTTGACTATAGAGAATCACTGTCTGATTTCTACTCTCAAGGTGAACTGCCATTTAGGTGGGGTTCTGTCATGTGGTGCAGTAGAGTCACAGGGGAGGAGTACCTATCATTCATGGCCCTCATGATGGACTTGGTAAAGATTGACTCCTCTGAGCTGAAGGGGAATGAGCATCCAAACATTAGGGAAGCCCTCTCCTGGCCAACTGGGTCACCAACGATGGGGTTCATAAAGTTGAACTGCCTTGGCTCCACCTGGAGTTTGAACTATCAGAAAAGTAGAGTAGCTACTCTCCTTCTGAGAGCAGGTGGCTCTAAAGATGGTCTTGAAGAGGCCATTGTCAAAACTCACAAGAAAATCCTGATGGAATCTTCTATCAGGGGATTTGACCCGAAACACTTCCCAGGGCTAGATCTCATTCGTGAAGTTGCTTGCCTTCAGTGTGTCAGGTTAATGAATGCTTCTTGTTTTGACTCTGTCCACACGGCCTACCCTTCAAGACTACTGGATGTGCTTTCAATGCACCGATCCACCTATACCATGATTTCCTCAAAGCTTCTTGGGAACAGGAAGTGGACCCCTGTGCAGGACACCCACTTTGACGAACCTGAAGCCACTTATGACTTCAGCTCAGACAGTGAGTAGTGCCCCTGCCCTTCCCCCATCCTACTTCTACCCACCACCAGGCACACCTAATCTCTACCCACCACCACTATATACAAATGCCAGGGCTGTTCTCTCACATTTTCCTGAAAGCATCAGCAGCAGACACCACATCCCTATTGGGCTTCTGGTGTTCATCAATGACGCCGAGAGCAGCAAGAGCCTTTAGCTTCTGGCTAGAGGTTAGAAAGTTGCTATTGATAGCAGCATTGAGAGGCTGATCAAAAGACAAGAGGATCTCAGCCTTACTTTTCCCACGGAGGTTCACATTGATCTTCTGGGCAAACTCAATTAGGAAAAGAGAGTGGGCCTCAACCAGGATCTCACGGTCCCTCATGCCAGGGTCAATCAGCCCAGCAAAGCTGGGGTGCATCATAGCACGAGGGTAGTTCCTGCTTATGGCATCCATGTGGCTTCCAGTCACAGGGAGGTAGTCCTGCACATAGTAGATAGCAGCACAGGTCCAGGAGGCAAAAGCAGCAGCAACTCTTGACAGAGTCAGATCATTCCTTCCTGGGTTCCCGGACTTTAGCTTATACTTCTTGACGAGTCTAGTCACCTCCTCTCTGCCTTTGGCACTCATCTTAGCAATCATCTTCTCGGGTTTATTCCCCCTAGTCAGGGCCAAGATTATCATCTTTTTGACATCATTCTGCCATCCTTCTCCTGTCTCAGTAACAATCTTGACAACCACCTTGGGGTCAAACCCTTGGTACTCAAACTCTCTCACCCAGGCCTCAATCAGGTCTCTGTCAATGCCAGAACTTCCAAACTCAATGGCAATCTGGGCGTAGTCAGACATGTTGAATGTAGTGTTTGTTGTAGTGTTTCAGGGAAGCTTTGTGT